TACCGGCCGAAACCGCGCTTCTTCAGCAGCAATCCGCGCGGCTTGAATTTGCGCGTCGGCAGAAGCCTGCGCGGCTTTCCGAGCGGATCTTGATTGCATGGCGCTACCAAGTAGTCCACCCCCTGCCGATATAAGCGCGGCGGTAACAGGCATGTCATTCTCCTTTAATCAACACGTTATCCACGTTCGCCGGGTCTTTTTCATCCGTTGCGTGGATACAAAACCAAACACAATCTTCAATCGCCTTCACGCCGTGCGTGATGCCCGCTTTAATCTCAAGACAGGCAGGCGCGCTCACAATTTGAATATCGTCGCCTACCAGTACCGCCACCTTACCCTTAGCCAGAATCGACAAGTGGCTAAAATCATGCGTATGCTTCAATATCGCCTGCCCTGCGCCAACATGAATCTCTTTGGCGTACAACCCATCGGAAAAATGGTGTGTTATTCCGTTGAGTAAAATATCTACTGACATAGCTTAACTATTTACCCACGATAAATGCTTTCCACCAATATTTACGGCAAATTGTGAAAGTAGGTTTTCCATGGTTAGTCATAAAGTATGTTGATTGTGCCAGCGTCAAACAGGTCTGTACCGTTAACTGTCGTAATTCTTAGCTGGGTAAGCGTGTCGGATAAGGTTTTTGATCCGGAAAAAAAGTTTGGTGAATCTGATGATGATGATGCCCATGTGCCACCACACACAAAAGTATTACTTCCAAGTAAGCAAATAGTCATTAACCCCGATCCAGTTAAACCAGATAGTTGCCCTCTTGTAACCTGAAAACCCGCAGAATTAAAGTTTTCACCACCCCTATTACCTACTGCCCCAGAGTATCCAGTAGTTTCAATACCGCCACTATCGCCAAGTTGAACCTGAATACGGCTGGTTCCACTTGTGCTTACCTCGCTAAACAGTATAGTAATTCGGCTTACTGTCGAAGGAATGCTAGTAAAGTTTACTTCTGTTCCTGAAGCAAATACTTCTGTACCGCGTACCGGTGTAGTTACAGCACCAGTATTACCATTGACACTAGTAACACCTGAATTAGTAATCGTTGGGTTTCCAGATACGCCGTCACCATCAGTTACGGTAATACCAGTCCCAGCAGTAATAGCCCTAGGCGTTAGCGTGTTGGCTGCTGTTCTTACGGCAATACCGTTAGAGGCTGTATCGGCAACAGTACCAAGGTTGACCCGGGCGTTAGCCGCAGTAGACGCGCCGGTGCCACCATCTGCAACTGTTAAGTCTGTTATGCCGGTAATAGACCCGCCGCTAATTGTTGCTGTCGCTATGATTGCCGTGCCAGCAGTAACGGTGCCGGTAAATGTAGGCGATGCAAGGTCGGCTTTAGTAGCTACCGCAGTAGCAATATTATTGAACTCCGTATCAATCTCAGTACCTTTGACAATCTTGGCAGCGTTGCCAGACGCCAAAGAATCTTTTGACGCGAAGTCTGTACTTTTTACATAGTTACTCATGTTACTCGCCCATTCTTAGTGAGAATTTCAATCTTTTGTATAGACAACTCGGAAGCGTTAATTTCTGCTTCATAACCTGTCTGCACAATACGTCCTGACCCAGAACCTTGCGCGTAAAGTGTTTGCAGGGCGATACCGCCAGCGTACTGTGCTACCGGAACACCATTCGCGCCGTACTCAGCAATGCCGTACTCGGATATAGTTTGCGTCGGTATCTGTACGTTTTGAGAGTAAAAATTTTCACTAAAATCAAATGACCATTTTATAGTGAGAGGTTGGTTAGTTCCGCCAACAACTACAACGCCGATCCGTTTTAATATAGATGTGACGGCTTGATCACCCAAATCCGCTTGATTGGTGTAGTAGTACAAACGATAAGTGTCTGTATCATCTAAATATCCGTTGCATTTACCTATGTACCCATTCTTGCCTATTAGCAAATCGCCGTTGCGCCGTGACAATAAAGCTGTAGGTGCAATGTCGCGCCAAGTCGTTACCCTAGATGATCCATCTTCTAAAACGCCGCGCGTATCGAAAACATAGACAAAATTAGCTGTAGGAAACGTAATCAAGTAAAACGCATTTATCTCTGAATAAACCGCTTTAATGCTAGCTGGGGTTTCGCCCGCTGCCATTTGCACAAGATCATTACGAACATTTTTGCTTAAGTCACGAAACGGCGCAGACTTTTCTTGAATCGTGCGTAACACCGACCGTACACCGCTGTTCGACAAAAACACAACGTCCGTGTTGGTATTCTGTACTGAGTCGCGGGCAATGCAGCCGATACCCCCTACCGTGTCATAGAGCGACATTGTTGATGGGGCTGTTGCGCCCTGGTAAACCAGAATTTGTCGCTTACCAAAAATGAACAAGAATCCGTTATGCGCAGCTAACGCAACAATCTCATCTGGCCCATTTGGCCATACGGTATTGACATTAAGCGACCCCGCTGTGCCGGTTGACCAGACGTGGCCTGCAATTAAGTCGGAAAAATACAGCGTCTGTTTATTGCCTGCCGTATTAGCCGCCCAAAGACGACCGTAAGCTGAGATAACGCAATCCGCAGAAGGTACCGTAGCAGCGTAACCTGTCTTTTCAGAAACACGGCGATAGGTTGTGGTGCTTACCGCAGGATCGTAAATTAACGGATCGTGGCCGGTCTGAAAAAAGTACGTTATGCCGTTTAGCGACGCGCATTGCCAGTTGTTGGCCGTGATCGTCGGTGCTGTGCCGCCACCACCATAAGTTAACTCGACGACGGCGTTGCTACCATCGAGCTTGAATAACTTATTGTTGCCGGCAAACAGAATCGTATACGCCCCATCCGCGCCGACCAATTCGTGGATCACGCCGACATTATTCGCCCCTAAGTTGCCAGACGACGAATTAACTTTCGACCAGCCTTTGCGAGCGCCGATGCGGCCGTACTGATCGATAACGCAATTGGTGGCTTGCAGCGCAAAACCCGCCGCCAAATCCATCGGCGAATCTTGAGTGTTCAGGCCAAAAAAGCCTGGTGCAGAAATCGTATTGACTTGTAGCGCCTGGCTCATGTCGGCACAAACTCCTGCATCTCAGGAAAGCGAGTCGCCTCCAAAGCTATATAATCAGAAAGCATACTTCTGTAGAGCGCATATGCTTCTGAGGAATTTAGACCACCGTCTTCACCGCGCTCAACCAACGCTCTGGCGTAAGCGTTCTGCGTCACCAGCACGTCCGGCACCAGCACCATCGTCGAGTCCGACGCCAATACTGCTTGCGGCACAGTTAGAAAAAACTTGATGGTGTACACACCGTCAGGCCGACCCCATAGTTGCACTTTAGCGTTGCCGCTGCCGTCGACACCCTCAAAGCAATACTCAGTAGGCACGGCGTTTACAAACGGTTGGAGGTTCTGCTTGCGCCGCATGTCGCCCACCGTGATATTACTCATGACGACGTTGGAGGTCGTGTTCAATGGTTCGCTGCTAACGCGGAACTTCTGGCCAGCGCCGGTCAGCGAATACTCGTAAACACTTGCGGAAGTGGTGACCGTGATTTCCGTCCCTAGCGCGTTCCAATCGTAAGCGTCTTCGATCTGCCGCTTGGAGTCGTTGACGAACTTACCAATTAGTGATGAGTAGGTAGTCAGACCGACAGTTGATACCGTCTGCTCGCGCAGGCGGATTAGCACATCGTTGACGAGTTCTAAGTAGGTCATTTGCTTTTCGCCTTATTCCTTGCGGAAATAGCTTTAGCTTTTGCCTTTGCGTCCGCCTTGGATGATGCGCCCCATGCATTTAAAGATAACAACAGCCTTGTCGGCTTGCCATCTTTACGCTCGGCGCCGGGCATGTTGCCCATCCTGGCGAGAAAAGAAGCTCGTCTCGGGTTATCGCCAGTTTTCACCGGCGCTTTCAGGGATCCCCCTGTTTCTGCATTATAAGACGCCCGACCCGTGGCATTCAAGCCGCCCTTTGGGTTTTGACCGGCTTTTCTCTGCCACGCGGGTGTCTTCATTTTTTCCTCGGTTTAGCCGTTTTAGCAGACTCCTTAAACGCAGCGGCAGTCGGCGCGCCTTTGGCGCCTGGCTTTCTCATCTTCTCACCGGAGCCCGCCGCGATGCGCTTACGCTTGGCGTTGATATTGGCGTACAGGCCGGGTTTCATTTCTTGGCCTTTTTCTTAGCCATGCCGGCCATGCTCAAACCGATCGCAACCGCTTGCTTCTGCGGGTAGCCTTCCTTGCGCAACTTGCTGATCTTGGCCGAAGCAGCTTCCTGCTTGCCTTTTTTCGTGTATGGGTACTTCTTTCCGTCGACCATTGGCATGATGTCACCCTTTAAAAAATAAACGATCTGCAACGAAGGTAACCACACCACCCAAGGCGGACGCGATCGACATGCCGACCCAAAATCCACCTTTAGATTTGTTGGCCATCTCCAGCAACTGCTTAATGTCGCTCCGCATGGCGTGGACTTCGGTTTGCAACGCCTCTACCTGCGCCTCTAACTTGCCGAACTCTCTCGGGTCAATTTCTGACATGATCTTTCCTTGGCCGGCCGGGACGGCGCGCGTATTCGGGCGGCGTCATAGCAAGCTGTCTGGTTTCATCCTCCACGGGGGCGTCCTCATCAACGCGGACGTATCCAGCGTGGCCTTTCATGCTGTCTATATCGTGCTGGAGCGTAAACGTAACAGTTTGCCCGCTTTGCAAACAGCGGAATGTCGCGGCCATGTTGCCTCCAGAGGTGAGTTCGGGGGCCGAAGCCCCCGGGTATTACGCCAACGAACGAACGACGACCAAACGAAGTGTAGCGGAGGCCAAATTGACTTCAGCGCCTGTTTCGTTTTGAAAACGGATACTGACCACGTTAGCCGCACTGACGTAGGCGGTCACAATCAGACCCGCCACATCAACAGCCAACGAAGCCGACAGCACCATGTCGCCCAAGGCAACGCCTGGGACAGCTACGGTATCGGTGTCGCCTGCGCCGTCAGCCAAAGTATCGGCGTCTAGCGTAGCGCGGACAAGAAAAGTATTAGTGTAAAGACCGCGAAACTGGTCATTGCCAGCACGGACGGTCACGGAAGTAGCATTTGCCATGATGTTCTCCTAATTAGGTTAAAGACCCCCGGCTTTCACCGGGGGCGTTCAATTAGGCTGGAACAGCCAGAGCGAATGCCGAGGACGAGAGAGCAGCGCCAGTAGTAGCCGCAGTACGCATAGCTTTTACGCCGTACAGGGTATCAGCAGTAAACAGGGTACCGAGATATTCCTGCTTGTACTGAGTCTGCGAACGGATCGCCATTTGCTCAACCAGCACCATCGAGTCGCGGTGGCCCATCAGGCAGATACGGTCAGCGCCCGAGCTACCAGCACCGAAGTCGGCGTTGGAGGTGACGAACACTGGGATGCCGTACAGGTTGCCGATCTCACCGTTGCGGATGGCATTGCCGTCACCGACAAATGCCTGTTCAGTGTAGCGAGCCAGACCCATCAAGGTGTTACGCGACGATGGTGGGATGATGAAGAAACGACCGTCCATCGGGGTATCGTTGTCATCCAAACGCTGAATGGTGCGACGGATAGCAGCATCGGTCAGGGCAGCAGCGTTTGTGCTGGTGCTGTTGTACGCGGTGGTGCCGTCCGAGCCGATGAAGGCTTTGGTCGTGGTGTTGCTAGTTGCGTAGTCGTCAGTACCAACGGTTGCACCGTTGAAAGCACGGCCGAGACGAACCAGATCGGTGTCGACCTGGCGAGCCAGCGCGTAACCAGCGTCGGCAGTGTAGAACTGACGCAGCGAGTTGAGGGCTTGGGCTTCGACGATGTCTTCGATCAAGCGG